CGGATCGCGTTGGACTGCTCAAGGGAATGTACGACGAGGAGTTCCAGCGGGCGGCAAACGAGGACCGGGAAAACTCGGGTTATTTTGCGGTACCGATGTATCAGGCGAGGTAACAGATGCCAGCAGGGTATGTATCAGGCAAGTTTGCGATTGCGCTGTGCGACCAGTGCGGGCAGCGCTATAAGCTCAATGCCCTGATCAAGGACTGGAAAGGCTTTAAGGTTTGCCGAGAGTGCTATGAGCCGAAACACCCGCAGTTGGAGCCAAAGCGCACGATCAACGAGCCTATAGCCCTATACCAGCCGCGCCCTGAGGCACGCATGGCAGTGACGGTCTTCGTCGGGAAAACGGTGGACACGACCTTTGCAAGCATCGGCATGCAGCCAATGCCTGCTGCAAAAGAGTTGTATGCTGCTGGATTGCTGGCCTACACAACGGTGAAGATCACATGAACTACACGCAACTTAAAGTCGCCATTCAGGATTACGTGCAAAACAGCTTCACGGATACGGAGCTGTCCACGTTTGTTCAACAGGCAGAACAGCGCATCTACAACACGGTGCAGCTGGCCAACTTGCGTCGAAATGTAACGGGGCACCTTACAAGCGGCAACAAATACTTGTCAGCCCCCAGTGACTTTTTGTCTACCTACTCGTTGGCGGTCATTGACAGCGCAGGCGACTACAACTATCTCAAGAATGTAGACGTAAACTACATTCGACAGATTTACCCCTCTGCCTCATTGCTGGCGGAGCCGAAGTACTACGCCATTTTTGGCCCTTCGACCAACGTCACCGAACTGAGTTTTATTGTGGGGCCCACCCCCAATCTCAGCTACGAGGTGGAATTGCACTATTACTACTACCCGGTATCCATGACGGATACGGTCAACAACCCCACCGGAACCACATGGCTGGGGGACAACTTTGATTCCACGCTGCTGTATGGCTCAATCTTGGAGGCCTACACCTTCATGAAGGGCGAACAGGACCTTATGCAGCTATACGACACCAAGTACAAAGAAGCGCTGATGCTTCTGAAGAACCTGGGCGATGGCAAGCAGCGCGGCGATGCCTACCTGGATGGTCAAGTCAAGCTCAAGGTGCAATGATGATCACAGCAGGACTTGTCACCAGTTTCAAAGGCGAAATCCTCCAGGGAATTCACAACCTTGCCAGCGACGTGATCAAGATCGCGTTGTATGACTCTTCCGTCGTCCTGGGGCCAGATACCACGGTCTATACGAGCGTAGGCGAGGTCACCAGCGCAGGATACATAGCAGGGGGTCAGGTGCTTCTGTCCCCTCAGGTGAGCGCCGGAAACGGCACCGGATACGCCGATTTTGCGGACCCAATTTGGTACGCCACGACGTTCTCGGTCCGGGCGGCCCTCATCTACAATTACACCAAGGGCAATCGCGCGATTGGTGTATTGAATTTCGGGCTGGATCAGGTCACTCTGACCCAGAATTTCGAAATTCAGTTCCCCTCCTTTACTCCCGAATCGTCACTGATTCGGATCGTCTAGGAGGAAAAATGAACCATCACCCTTGGTTCTCCCCTTGTACCGACAAGCGATTGCCGGTACCATCACTTGTACGTCTGCGTTAACTCGCATTTTCAAAGGAGCTATTATGTCGATCGAAAAAGCAAAAGCAGCCGACGCAGCCGTCGCCGTTAGCGGTGCAGCCCGTGGCTTTGAAGACCAAGCACACGCCGCTGGCGTGTATCACGTTGAGTGCCGCGATGCCGACGGCAACCTGAAGTGGGAACTCGATAGCGAGAACACTGTGGTGAACGTCGGTCTGCAGGACATGAACGCCAAGTATTTCACCGGTTCTGCTTATACCGCCGCATGGTATCTGGGCCTGATCACGGGTCCTGGTGCCAGTGTGACGATTGCTGCTGGCGATACTGCCTCCAGCCACGCCGGATGGACTGAGGCCACTGGTTACAGTCAGGCCACCCGTCCTGCCTGCACGTTTGGTACTCCCACCACTGCCAATCCGTCTGTTGCCACGAACAGCGCCTCCACAGCCACGTTCTCAATCAACGCTACGGCCACCATCGCTGGCGCATTCCTGATCAGCAACAACACCAAATCTGGTACCACCGGTACGCTGTATTCAGCCGCCAAGTTCCAGGCTCCTGGTGATCGTTCCGTGATCAACGGTGACACCATCACCGTCACCTACACCCTCAGCTTGGCTGGCTAATAGGAGGCTTTATGGCTACAGCATTCAAAAAAGGCGACAGCGTTCGCGTCAACAGTGTGGTGCCGAATGGCCCCGTTCAAGCCCTGCGCATGGACGAGGACGGCACTGTCTACTGCTTGATCGAGTGGACCGACGCCGACGGGAACACACAGTCCCGTTGGTTTGCCGAAGGCGACTTGGTCTCTGCTTAATCAATAGGGGCATACTATGGGATTCCGCATCGCTGATCGAGTACAGGAAACGACCACAACCACGGGCACTGGCACGCTGACGCTTGCCGGGGCAGCTACGGGCTTTCAATCGTTTGCTGTGGTCGGCAGCGGAAACCAGACATACTATGCCATTATTGATTCGACCAACAATGTCTGGGAGGTGGGTATTGGCACGTATACGTCCGCCGGTACCACCCTTTCCCGAGACACCATTTTCTCCAACTCGTCTGGGACGACGGCTGCACTCACACTTGCAGCAGGAACCAAGACGGTTATCTGTACGGCACCTGCTCAGCCTACGATCACCGATACCATCTATGGGTATCAGGCGGAATACAACCGCAGTTCCACAGCGACAAACAACACCTGTATTGGCTATCAGGCAGGCTACAGCATTTCCACCAATGGATACAACACTTGCGTGGGATATCAAGCGGCATACGCAAACAGCACAAGCAACTCGTACACAGCAGTTGGTTATTTTGCGCTGAAGGGCCGTTTTAACGCAGTCCTTATGACTGGGGTAGGTATCTCCGCCGGTGGGGGAACTACGTTTGGGGGCGGCGATTACGCCACATGCATTGGGGCATATGCAAATTACACTTCTTATGGTGGTTCGGCCACAGCGGTAGGAACATTCTCACAGTACTCTTCGCTCAACAACGCAGACTGTACTTCTTTGGGGTACGGTTCTTTGTACACTAACGGCAGTGGATATCGCGTAACGGCGATTGGTTCCAACGCGGGTTACTACATTTCTGGCTCTGGAATCATGGAATCAGTGGCGATTGGTTACAAAGCCCTGTACGGACACACCACTTCTTTTGCCACGGGGAACTACAACACTTGTGTTGGCAGCAACTCGATGCTGAACGTGACCGCGACCACCTACGCTACGGTGATTGGTTACTCCAGCATGCAGAACATGACTTCTGCCAGCAACAACATTGGTATTGGTACCAGCGTAGGTAACTCTATTACCACATCAAGCAGCAACATCTTGATTGGTTACAACGCTGGAGCAACGCTGAGCACTAGCTCAGACGGCACCAACATCGGTATTGGCTATCAGGCGTTCAACGGCGGTAACGGTGGCTACAACATTGCCATCGGCTTCCGCACGATGTTCCAGACCTCTGGTAACACTGGTGGATACAACATTATGGTGGGGTACCTTGCGGGGTATTCCATGGCTGCAGGCAGCTACAACGTGTGTATTGGGGGCTACCAGGGCTCGGGTGGCATCATTGATATCACCGCCACCAACAACAACGTGGTGTTGGGGGACAACAGCGGCAACATCCTCCTGTACAAGGTCACCTCGGGCTTGGGGGGCTTTAACGTCGGCATGGCCGATAAGGGCACCACTTCTGCTACTGCTGCCACGGGCACAATAAACTTTGATGCCGCGACACAGACGGTGCTGTATTACACCGCCGCTGCTACGGCCAACTTCACGTTAAACGTCCGATCAACTGCGACAGCGACGTTGAACACCGCATTGCCCACAAACCAGACGCTGGAAATTGTGTTCATGTGTACTAACGGGGCCACGCCGTATTACATGAGCGCGTTCACGATTGATGGCACGTCAGTGACTCCAAAGTGGCTAAACGGAACTGCCCCTACAACGGGCAATGCAAACTCCATCGACATGTATACCCTGCGAATCACTAAGACAGCGGGTGCCACATACACTGTCTTGGCCAAGCAAGAGAAGTACGCATAAGGACAGAGATGAGTGCAACAATTACATGGTCAATTGACCAAATGCGAGC